ATTTCGATTGTGTGATGTTTGCGAATGAGATGAATCGCAGACACTTCTTAGATAAGAAGTTGCAAAATGATTATTTGCTAAATACAATCAGGTCAAGAAAAAGACCGTTCAATAAGTGGGTTAAGGCTGAAAAAAGTGAAGATATAGCATGTATTAAGGCATATTACGGCCTATCGGATGCTAAAGCGCATGATGCCCTCCGTCTGCTTACTGATGAACAAATCCAACAACTAAAAGAAAAAACCGATGAAGGTGGATTGGGGAAGTAATCATGGTAGACTTAACGACTTTTGTAGAAGTAAAACTTAGGGAACAAGATGATTTTTTGAAGGTTCGTGAGACTCTTACGAGGATTGGTGTTTCTTCTCGGAAGGAAAAGATGTTGTATCAGTCCTGTCATATACTGCATAAGAGAGGACAATATTACATTGTACACTTCAAGGAATTGTTTGCATTAGATGGAAAACCCGCCAACATTTCAGAGAACGACATTGAACGAAGAAATGCTATTGCGAAACTTTTAGAAGAATGGGAACTAGTTGAGATTATAAATCCACAAATTATGGATGGTAAAATCGCTCCAATTCATCAGATCAAGATTATCTCTTACAGGGAAAAGGATGAATGGCAATTGGTGAGTAAATATAATATTGGAAAGAAAAGTCTGGATTGAAAGTGAGACATGGAAGAAAAAATTACGAAACTGAAAAATATATACACCGGTGAGGTCGTATGTACTAGTAATTTATTTGAGAAGAAGATTGACACTACTTATACATTCATTCAGGTCTATAAAGAAAATCAACCACAAAGAAAATATTTTGTGAACAGTGAAGCTTTTATTCCGGTGAATAAATAGTAATATCCCCGGGATGGGAACAGGCTGGCATCCTGTAAATCTGCCACCAATGCCTTCGGGGTTGGTTTAATTATTAACTTGCTTATTTAAGGAGAAAACTATGTCACTAGGTCGTATTACATTTGGTCCTTTGGTTCCTTCAACTGTAGGTTTTGACCGTTTTTTTGATGCATTCGAAAACCTATCAATCGAAAAACTTCCCGCACAAACTTTCCCTCCACATAATATCGTAAAGGTTACTGATACGAATTATCTGGTCGAATTGGCTGTTGCCGGTTTTTCGAGTGATGAAATCGAAATCGAGGTATCTAAAAATGTCCTCAGCATAACAGGAAAGAAAGAGGACAAGAATGAGAATCGTTATTATTTGCATCATGGGATTGCTGCTCGATCCTTCAAGAAGACCGTTCAGATGGCTGACACGGTCCGAGTCAAAGGAGCGCACCTGGCAGACGGAATTCTGACGGTTGAACTGGAGAATGTAATTCCTCAGGAGAAGCTTCCAAAGCGTATTCCTATTGATGTAAAAAAACAACAAAGCACACTCCTACAGGAATAACTCTTGCCAGGGGCTGCTTTTCGTGCTATAATGGTGTAAAGTTGGTAGAATATTATGAAAATTGCATTAGCATCTGATGTTCATCTAGAGTTTGGTCCTATCTCCTTCGAAAACGAAGACAATGCTGAGGTATTGGTTTTGTCTGGTGATATTTGTGTCGCACATAGGTTTTCGAAAAATGAAAAGGAGTTTTTTCGGGAATGTTCTGAGAGATTTCCTAATGTGATTTACATTATGGGAAACCATGAACATTACGGTGGAGATTTCCAGTTGACACAACAAATTCTTCTAGAAGAACTTGAAGAGTTTGATAATGTGCATCTCTTGGAAAAGGAAAGCATTGAACTTGGTGAGTTCACTTTTCTATGTGGAACTCTATGGACTGATATGAACAAAAATGACCCGAATACTTTATTTCATATAGGTAAGGTCATGAATGATTTTAGAGTTGTTCGTAATGGACCTAAGTCTATTCTGTCACCTCAGGTTGTTTATGAGGAACACAAAAAAACTTTGGAATATTTACATAATTCTATTTCAGATAGGTCTAAAAAATATGTGATTGTTGGTCATCATGCTCCCTCCAAATCTTCAATTAAACCGAAGTATCGAGGAGACCATTTGACCAATGGTGCTTTTTCTTCAGATTTATCGGAGTTCATTCTGGATAACCCACAGATTAAATTATGGGTTCATGGGCATACCCATGATACTTTTGATTATATGATTGGTGAAACCAGGATTCTATGCAATCCTAGAGGATACATGCACTATGAATCTCGTGCAGATGAATTTGAACTGATCACCATAGAAGTATGAAACAAAAATTTCGTGATGCATACATGAAGGTTGCCGAAACATTCGCAGAATTGTCGAGTGCTAGGCGCCTTCATGTTGGTGCAATTATTGTAAAAGATGATCGAATTATTTCGATTGGTTATAATGGTATGCCATCAGGCTGGGATAATAATTGCGAAGATGAAATAGAGGATGTTGAAAGAGCATTTATAGAACAAGGTGGTCCTGGAATGCCCGTCAGGGTTACCAAATTGAAAACCAAACCCGAGGTGCTTCATGCTGAAACAAATGCAATCGCTAAGTTGGCAAGGTCAACTGAATCTGGCAACGGTGCTACTATTTTTATCACTCATGCCCCTTGCTTGGATTGTGCAAAACTGGTATATCAGTCTGGTATCAATTCCGTTTATTATCGGAACAGTTACCGTAACGAGAAGGGCATACAATTCTTGGAAACATGCAACATTGAAGTGAGGAAAATATGAAAATTGGATTTACATGTTCAACCTTTGATCTTTTTCATGCAGGTCACGTGGTCATGTTGGAAGAAGCAAAGCGCCAATGTGACTATCTTATCGTGGGCATTCAAACGGATCCTACTATCGATAGACCTTCAACTAAAAACAGACCCATTCAAAGTATTGTAGAAAGACAAATTCAAGTCAAGGCATGTAAGTATGTCGATGAGGTTGTCATCTATAGTACAGAGAAAGAGCTAGAGGACCTTCTCAAGACGCTACCCATCGATGTGAGAATCCTTGGGATTGAATATAGCGAATCTGACTTTACGGGCAAACAAATCTGTCTCGACAGAGGCATTCGTATCTATTATAATAGCAGGGATCACTCATTCAGTAGTTCAGACTTGAGACAACGAGTGTACCTTGCAGAGAAAGCAAAAAGGGAACCAGTATGTCATACAGAAAGTTTGAATGCGTCGAATGTGATGCAATCTTTAAGGTAAAGCATGAGATGGAGTCGCAGTACTATGAGGTGATGTTCTGTCCGTTTTGCGGAGCAGGCATTGACAATGAAGAGGAAGATGATGAGGATGATACATATTGATTTAGTGAGTCAATATGTGGTTATACCAAGGCAAGGAATTTTCAGAGCCCATTGATAAATTAGTAGGTTTTGTTTACATCATACATTGCTTAGCCAATGGTAGGAAATACATTGGCAAGAAATCGTTTTGGTCAACGAAGCGCAAACAAGTCAAGGGCAAGTCAAAGCGAATCAAGGTAGAGTCAGATTGGCGCACCTACTGGTCATCATCAGATGAACTGAAGGCAGATGTCTTGAAGCTTGGAGAGGATGCCTTTCAACGGGAGATCATTCATCTCTGTGTAGCAAAGGGAGAGCTGTCATATCTCGAGGCGCGTGAGCAGTTTGATCGCCGTGTTCTAGAACAGCCCTCTGCCTGGTATAACTCCTGGATTATGGTCAGAGTCAACGGATCTCACCTAAAAACCCTCCGAAAATAGTGTTGTTTTTCTGCAACACACAGGGAAAAACTTTTCTTGACACTATCGCTAGTTACTGTATAATAGATAGTGTTGAGTGATTGATTGGAGTGAAGATGGGCTTTCGAGTTATCAATGTTTCCCCTGAGTTCCGTGAGATGTTTGTTGAGCGGCAGGGTCTTGAAGGTCCTTTCTTCTATGACGGCAATCGGGTTCTGTATTACAGCCCCCGTGAAGGTCAGTACTACAATCCGGACTCGGATATGTTTCTGACCTATGAAGAATATGTTGAATTCACTGGAGTCTGAGATGTCTGATTTTCTGCGCTATGGTGATATGACCCCCCAGCAGCAAAAAGAAGTTCGCATGTACGGTGTGACCGTCGAAAATATGCGGCAGGCAGTCGAAGAAAGCCTGACCTATCGTTTTGCGGGTCCTGCCATGTACGCTGCAAGTCTGATGAGCGACTGCCAAGAAATGCTGGCACACGACAATGGCGGTTCCTATGACTTTATGGTTGTAGAAGATGTGCGCCAGATGCTGAATCGCGCTAAGTGGATTCTAAGCACCTATTGCATGGTAAAATAGTGTTGTTTTTCTGCAACACCTGTGGATAACTTCTGCTTGACATTCTATCCAGATCCTGTATAATGTAAGCATGAATCGAAAAAAGCGCTCCGACAGAAACCACGTGATCTACCAACTGACCAACATTGTCAACGGTAGCACCTATATCGGCATCACCGCTGCAATCGGTCAAGCAAAGCTACGTGCCGTCAAGGTTCGCTGGCAAAAGCATGTCCGCCGTGCTCTGACGGAAGGCCTCGATTGGAAACTTTGCAAGGAAATCCGCAAGTTCGGTCCTGAGTCCTTCAAGTATCAGGTGGTCGAGGTTGTCCGCGGCAAAGCTGAAGTCCAT